TTCGGTCATCGCACGATCAAACTCTTCTTCATAAACCGCTTTCAACAGCTGCACACGCTCGGGCGCCCGCTTCATTGAAATATAATACGCCAAACCCGCCGCCAAGCAGGGATAAAACCGAAACGGCAATTCCAACGTATTTGTAGGCAATCCCGCGTCGTCAATGCGCACCAAACGATCAAAAATGATTTCGTCCGTGCTATTGTCCGGCGCAGGCCAAACCTTCAAAGTGGGGTTTATCTGACGATCTACAAAAAACTGCGACACCCGCGACGCCGTAGACTTTGTAGGAATGTTTAAGTAATCGTCACGGCTCACGCGTTCGATGCCATAATCGACGTTGTCGCGGCGTACAACCGCCGACAAAATATCAATAGTATCCGCGCCCAGCGAGTAATCACGCTGCCCTTGAACAACGGTCACCGTTGTCTGCGCTATCGTCCATTGATTTAAACCGCGGTTAGCCCAATCAGACAGCATCAGATTAAGCGAACGTTTCGCGGTTTTTATGTCGTAACCAGTGCGAACCTCTAGCCCACACCGTTCAAACGCTTCTTCGATGTAATCGGTGACGTCTAATTCAAACGTCTTTGTGCCAGAGGTTGTCATTGCTTACTTCTTCTTTCTAACTGCGCCACCAGAACGCATCTTTTTCACCATGCCGCCGCCGCGCATCTTCTTAACGCCGCCGCCCGCACGCATCTTTTTCACCATGCCACCACCGCGCATCTTCTTAACGCCGCCCATGGCCATCTTTTTGCGTGGACTCATTGCCATCTTTCAGTCTCCTATATAGCCGTTCACGTTGCTCAAATATCGCTTCTACATCGTATTCTTCACGATATGTGTCATAATACCCTAAATCTTGCAGCGTGTATGCAGCTTCTTGAACTTTTGACAAACGCTGTATGAAAATCATTGCGTAAGGCGTATTTATATGCGGCTCAAACTCGCCGTCATCTACAAAGTCATTGCTGTCATCGTCAGGGTGAAAACCCATTACCCAAAGGTCGCGATCCCCAAAAAGACCCTGTGAAATTGCTTCGTTGTAGTCTTCAAGCTCCGAATGAAAGCTGTCGGCGTCGCGCTTGTAAAACTGATCTACAACAATAATCAAATCTAGCGCGTCAGGGAATTGCGCAAAACAAGACAGCACCGCTTGGCTACCGCCGTATCTAAAGATAATCGCTACGCTTTCATCTAACCAAGCGCGCTTTGCAAAGGGACAAGGCGGCATGTTATTGAAATACGCATTAGGCTTTTCCAGAGCATATGCAGACCAAGCGCGAATTTCTTCGCAAATGGACTTTTCGTCACCAATGTAAAAGTTCGTCACATTGTCCATTAGCTGACTGATCCTTTTGTATGCTTGCGCCGGTTTGCTAAAACCTTGCCGCAGCCGCGCGCTACAACGGCGCCCGGTTGTTTTCTACCCGTATAAGGCCGTTTGGCTTTTGTTGCGTAGATTGGGCCGCCCGCAGCCGCATAAGTCACTTCCGCTGCCTTGGTATTCTTTACAACAGTTTTGCCCTTTTTGCCTTCGCGCTTCTTTTTTGCAGCGGTAGACTTGCGTTGAGACTTGGACAAAGCACGCGCTTTAGCTATCGGCAAACAACGATCTGGGTTCTTTTTGTCCTTTGACGTACCGCATTCACCCGCAATGTTGCCATTGCTGTCAATACGAACCCATTTCTGTTTTCGCCATTTAGCTAGTTCGCCGCCCACTTTTCTTCCCCTTTGCACCCTTCGCATAGTTTGGGTCTTTACAGTATTTAGAAGCCGCCATATTGGCATACGCAGAAGGATACGTGTCAAAAGTACGCTCCGCCCAAGCTTTTCCGGCTGGACAAATCTTGCTGCCCTTACTTTTTTTAGACGCGCCTTTACCTTTGCGTGAATAAGCCATTACTTTGCCAACCCTATAATTGATTGCATCAAAGTTTCACTATTCATCAAACCAGCTACGACCAAAGCACCCACAATCATCCACTTTGCCTGAAACAAAGTAACTTTTACTTCTTTCATGTCTCTTTGAAGCGTATCGACGCTTTTCACAAGATGATCCTGTTGAGTTTGAAACTTTACTAATTCCAACTCCAAATCGTGAACACTTTTATCAGCCATCAGCACTTCCATCTTTTCCTTGCTTGTCTTAGGCGTGAATTAGGATTTTTTGCGGCCTTGGGAAACTTTTTCATCTGACCCGCAGAACGTGCGCAGTAAGACTTACGACGCTTCGCGTCCTTGCTACCTTTTTTAACCTTACCCGTAACAGCCGTCTGTAATTTTGAACCCGGGTTTTTCTTGCGATACTCCTTTACACCCTTTTTCGTCATACCCGCGCCAGACTTCGTCTTGCGATAATTAGCACCCTTGCCAGAGGTGGTACGACGTATGGGTTTCTCCTTTTTGGCAGCCATTAAAGGGTATCCCCATTTTTAATGTAGATAAACTCCATTGACGCGGAGACATTAAAGTCAACCGACCCTGAAGAAGAAAATGCTCTCATCTCTAAGTCTGTTTTTTCTGTGAACTTTAACGGGTAGGTATAAAATTGTTCGTGTGCGCCATCTGTCAGGGTAAATCTTTCTTTTATCTGGAAGACTTCTCCGTATGGCCTAGCAACAAGACTAGCATTTAAAAGAGCTTTGGTGGCAGTAGACGTGCCTGTGGACAAACTCATCTTCGTAAGGAACGCTGTATATCCTGCGGGAACTGTCCAAATGGCCATCAATGTCTGGTTGTCGCCATCCCCATTTATGGTCAGGTAAATATTAGCTGGAACCCCAGATGTAACCGTACCTGTTCCTGCGTAAAGTGTGCCAGCATTTGCGCCACCACTACCTGCACTGCGAACAATGCCGCGATTTATACGCAGATAAGATTTTGTGGTATTAACAGCCGTTTGCCCGTTCAAGGTCACAACTTCGTTTATTTCGTTGTAATCGGCGTCTAAGCCAAAAACCTCTACTGTTCTTGCACCCGTTCCTGCGGCAGTGTCGTTAGCAGAACTGCTTGATAGAGTCATTACTGTTGCTGATGCAGGATAAGCGTATAAACCACCTTGTTCCCAGATGGTTTCTTTTGTAGCTCCAACAACAGCGTTGTAACCAAACTTAAACACAGTTTTGTGGAATGATATTTGCCCACGAGCAACTTGAAGCTCAAACGGCTCGCTAGTACCGACTCTGGATATAGAACTTACTTCGCGGGACATAGCATTTCCTAACTATAGAATATCGTCATCGCAGTAATGTTTGTCGCAGTCCCCACGTGTATATCACTTGTAAACAAAACCCCTTCATCGGGAATGTTTACCGAGTGAGAATCAGACGCCAAAAAATCGATGTCCAAAACCGTTGATCCGCCATTACCGTCCGTAAGTGTCAAACGACCCGCGCCAGCGCCCGTCAAAACCTGTACCTGACGCAATCTAGCGCGACCCACTGAGGCCGCACCAGTTCCCGTCAGACGTTTTGTTTTTACGTCTGAATTAGCCATTTAGCTGTCCTTTTTCTTTGGACGGCTCTTTTTCTTCACAGGCTTTTCTTCCCACGCTTCGTTTACATCCGGCGTAGAAGGATCATCTGCTTTTAAAGTTCCGTCTTTATTACGCGCGCGTACTTTTTTTGTAGCTTTTAGGGGCGTGCCATCTGGCGCCAGCCCCCGAGCTGCTAATTCTTCCGCACTTGGTGGTTTAAATCTACTCATGCGTCACCTTTAAGAGGCCGCAATTGTTGCGCCAGTGTCAGAACGCTTCCAGTTTGTACCGTCAGAAAAGGCCAAGATTGCAGAACCCGCCGCGCCGTTTGAAACGTAAACAAGCGTGCCCGCGCCAGCATCAGAAGCGGATGGTGCAGTCGCAACTGTGTATGTTGGAACTTTGATGTCCCCGACAAAACCATTTGTGGATGTCACTGGACCTGAGAATGTGGTCGATGCCATAGTATATTACCCCTTGCACAAGGTTTTGCCTAGCAGTCTGTGCAACGTCAGGTGGGGCGAAATCCTGTCTGCAAGGCTAATGTTACCCCATCGACAGAATAACACACTTTAGACAAAAAGAAAGGGGCCGCTTTCACGGCCCCAAGTAACAGGGAGGGTGTTATGAATACCCCCACTATAACACAACTTACGCTGCGCCGGGAGTACCAAATACGGCACGCCAATCTGAAACACCGAACGAATAACGTTCACGTGCTTTGAAGCGCATGTTACCGGTGTCGAAGTCACCTTCCATCGCAGTGCGAATTGGAGAACGCTGGAACAGTTTGAAACCGTTTGGCGCATCCGTTTTGATGAAGAATGCATCTGTGTCTGTTAGGAAGTGGTTAACCACTGCCCCATCAGGAAGCATACCCATCGAACGCATTGCGTTGATGTCGTTGTCAGCTGTACCTGAACGTAGGTTTGAGTTTAGTACACGCTCTGCAATGAACTGAAGTTCTTTTGGAATAATCAGTTTCATGCCACGAACGGCAATTTTCAAACCACGTTCGTCTGTCAAACCTGAAATATCAATAAGCATTTGCTCAAGTGATGTTTCGTTTAGGTCCGCAGCCGTGGATAGCTGGTTACGCTGGTTGCCTGACAAGCTTGGGTGCGCTGATGAACATAGCGCAGCACCGTCACCCACTGGGTGTGATGTGCTGAACGCGTTGTTCAAGATAGACGCTGCCTTGATTTGCTTTGTCTGAGACATTGAACGTGCTAGTGCGCGTGTATAACGTGCCGATAGGCGGTCATACAGGTTGTCTTCAACCGCTTCTTCAGTGATTGAGAACGCCAACGCAATAGTTTCGTGTGTATAACGCGCAGTGTATGTTTCCTGTGCGTCATCGAACGAAATTGCTGCACCTTCGCCTTTAACCGGCGCTGTTCCAAAGCCACCAAGCATCACCTCTTCTTCAAAGGCGCGATCAGATGACTCTTCGTCGAAGATTTCCGCATGTTCATTTTCATAGCGGTCATACTCCAAACCAAACAGCGCGTTAAGGCCGGGTTCCAGCTCTTTCGCTAATTGTGCGCGAGAGATAGCCATAATCTATACCCCTTCCTTATGTGCCGGTTGAATCCGCAGTAGTCTGCGAATCAAAACGACGAGTTGCTGCATTGTAGTGTGCATTGATGCGTACAAGCAAATGCGCGCCAGCTGACGCGTAGTCGTTGTTTGCATCGTCATCTACCAAGCCAACAATGCGCAAGGGCAATGTAGCTGTTACTGCGATAGAAGACACACTAAGTTGAGAGTTGGAACGTCCTGTATCGGTAGAACCGGTACGTGCGGATGTACCCAAAGACGCGTTTGCAAAGACGCCAGCCAAAGCTGTGGCGCGATCTGTCAACGTTGCGTCTGCCGCTACAACAAACAGTTGGTCTGGGTTGTCTGCAACAACCGCTTCAACCGGATAATTTGTGTCAACAGAAACGCTTCCAGAACCGGGCCAGTAGTTTAGCCAAACTGGTTTCTTTTGGACGCTGTCGTGATACTTCACTCCCATTAGGACACCTAAAGCAGCAGTTGTACCGCCGCTTGTCGCACCAGCATAATCAATAACACCAGACGCTGTAGGTGTTACAAGACCATACTGATAAATCGCATTTGTATTGTTAGATGCGATTTCATAGGTGGTTAGGCCAGTGCTGTTTGTTGCACTACCGGCCAGCCCAACAGGACGAAGACCAAAGGCAGTTTCTTGGTTTGCCATAATCTTTCTCCTATTTTGGGGACCACGTTATGATTTACGTGGGCCACCGAAGGTTACACGAGACTGACGATCAGCATTGCCGATCCTCATTGTTTGGTGAGCATTCTCACGCATCATGTCCTGATCAACCGCTTGCATCTGATCCATATTCCGTTGATTGAAATATTCGGTTCTTTCTGCAATTGTTTCTTCAGGAATTCTGGCAAGAATAAGTCCGCCTACTCCAAATACTCCCTCATATTTACCCGAATCTATCACCGGTGCCTCGAAATCTGGGTATTCATCCTGACGGACAAGTTCCCAACCTTCACGCAATCTGGCTGAAATGTTCTTGCGGTCATCAAAACCACGTACTTCAGCACGTATCCAGCGATGTTTGTACCCATCTGGTGCGGGTGGAGCGTCTAGCATTGACGGTGGCGCCCAAGGACGACGTTGAGCCGTTTTTTCTCGGGTCTTGTTTGCGCGAGGAGCACGATCTATGCCCTCAAAACGATCTTTCGTTGCTTCAGACATAGTTTTAATCCTTCACGTATTTCGCATATTCTTCTAGCGGCACACCCAATTTTTTAGCGATGGTCACTTGGGTCGGGGTGAGTCGAACCTTTCTGTTGCGCCCAGAAGTATTAGTAGAGCGGCTAACTCCAGCAACCGTCTGAGCGGGGCGCTTGCTAGAACCGAGTTTCTGCGGGAATTCTCTCGACATTCTCCGATCAAGCTCAGTATAGTACGCATCGTCGTTTGGGTCAAACCCTTCATCTTCAACAAGCTTCTTGTGGATGCCAAACGCCGCAAAAGTCATGGCTTCGTCTTGGCCAAACCACTCATTTTTCTGCGCCCACTGCTCCGCTTTCGGATCAGGCCGACGGACTTGCTGCTGCGCAGCCTGCTGGTTTTGCTGAATCTGTTGCGCTTGCTGCGCCTGCTGTTGCGCGGCCCACTGAGCCTGTTCCTGTTGCGCTTGCGCTTGGCGGTACTGTTGCCCGCGAACACCAACCTCGTACAAACGCTTTTGCGCATCCACGATCTTGTCAGAGTCCCCAACTTCCAAAGCACGTTTCAAATCTGCTTCGGCTTGCTGCGCTTCAACTGTCAAACTACGGCCGAACTGTTCAAGATAACCCGTATCTAGCTGTTTCATGCGTGTTTTAAGCTGTGTCGCCTCGTTGTGCACTTGTTGTGCGTAACGAATGGCCTCTTGCTCCCGCTTTTCAGCGTCGCGCATCTTTTTAGTCAACTGGTTAATACGCTTTTGCGCGCTGTTTACCTGTTGCTCTTGTTCATTTTCTTGCGGTTCCGGCTCTGGATGTTCCGTAGCACTTTCTATTTTTGGCGCTTCCGTAACCTCAATTTCGGTTTCTTCGTTGTCACCAACGTCGATGTTAATGTCCTGTTCATCTGCCATAATGTTCTCCTTACAGGCTTAGAATGTCGTCTGGGTTGCTAATAACAGCCAAGACTTCATCGTCATTCAAAATACGAACCTCGCCGCCTTCAATCTTGAAGCGCGACCCCGCATAACGTGGGAAAATGATCCAATCGCCTTGTTTGCACCAAGGACCATCCGGAAACTTGCTCTCATCTTTGTAGCAAAGCTCCCCCATTTTCATGACGTACCCCACAACCGTGGTTAACTGACTGTCGTCTACCACCTGATCAGGCAATAAAACGCCGCCTTGGGTTTTGGCTTTTCCACGATAGGGTAAAATTAACATTCGCCAGCCTGTCGGACTTGGCATTCTTTCCAATAAGCTTTCATCAGCTTTGGATGGGTCTAATACGCGGTCTTCTCGTGCCACGTACATACTTTCAACCCCTTGTTTTGCGGCTTCTAAATCCACCGATTTGACTGCTTCAGTCATTGAATTGCTCCTGTTTTTCTAGCAGGCTCGCGAGTTCCTGAGATACAAAGTTTAAAGCATTTAGTTCGCCCATGCACAGCTGATAATGCTCCATTGTTGAGATGCCGTTGTTTTCTAACAAATCCAGCACCATGCTTTTGCGCTCCTTTATAGAGCGTTGCACGAATTGTACGACGTCTATGTCGTCCATGTTACCTCACATATCTAATAACATTAAGATATTATGTAACATGTCTTATATGAGCTGACTAGCTTAACTTAGCCAACCGTATATCTTTTTTGTCTTTTCTTTGCGATCATCCAGACCATGGTAGCCGCCATTAACCCGTCGGGTGATTTTTTTGATCACTTCGTCGGTCACACCTTCGTCTGCAAGGGCAAACAAACCATTCTTTTCAAAGAAAAAGATTGCGCTGTCCATGGCCAACTCAGTTGCAATAGGCGACGGGTCATCCACAAGGCCATCCCGACCAATGTGCTCCGCAAATGCACGCGTATTATCCTTACCGGTCAACTGAATAAACCCTTTTCCGGCGTATTTCCAGCCGTCCCCAGACGCCTCTGAACCATTGCCCATGCGGCCAGAATACACCTTGTTTGCAAGCTTTTCTGGGTTTTTAGCATATGGCTCGGCATCTGCCTCTGACTTAAAGCGCGACGGCCATACCCGGCACATGGTCGATGCCCGATAGTACAGGTTTTCCTCAGAAATCATAAAGTTTCCGCTTTCATGCGCCGCTTGGCCCAACAAATGCGCTCCACGCTTCGCGTCTAAACCATAGTGTTTTGCAATTGCACGCGCTGTATTAGGCCCAAAAGCTCCGTCTGG